TTTCTCTATAAGCTTGCTCCTTATCAACTTTTACACCTAAGAATCTCATATCAACTAGAACAGGAAATAATTCAGTTTCCATATTAAAAATAGATTCAATGTCCTGGTGCAATATTTCTTTTTTTAACTCCTGCCACAACTCAAATGTGAGTTGGGCGTCACGCTCTGCGTAAGCACCAACGTACATGGCTGGTAGTTTGTACATCTCTGCTTTGGGATCTACACCCCAAGATTTTGCGGCTTCATACAATTGTGTTTCGTCTTTACCTTTACCAAGATAATCTCTAGATATGCCATTCAAATCATACCGTAATCTATTTTCATTAACGACACCTGCAGCAATCATCGTGTCAACTATTTTGCCTTTTACATTTATACCAATCGCTCTCAACCAACATATGTCGTACATTGCATTGTGAAATATTTTTGTAGACTCAGTGCTCATTTGATTTTGTAGCCAGTCTAGAACCATTTTACGGTCCATATTACCACCACCTTCATGAGCTATTGGATAGTACGCACACCAATCTTGTGTTGCTAAAGAAATACCGACAACGTCACCAACACCTACAACAGACCCTGAACCCATTCTTTTATTTAAGTTTGGATCTTTTGTTTCTAAATCTATTGCTATCTCATCGTATTTTCCAAGATCTGGAAAATCTGTTGGTGGTAACCATTCTGTTTGTGGTTTGAAGATAGGTATCTGCATTACTTATTCTCCGTCAAAGTAAAACCATTAGGTAGAGGTAGTGACGTATCATCGCCGTAGTCTCTATCTATTGCCATTTCAATATAATGTATCGCTTTCAATAAATCTTCCCTCTGTCCTTTCGACTTGTGTCTGCACAAATATTTTATAGCATTGCCCTCTGCAAAGGGCAAGTTGTTCTTATTAATAAACTCACTTGCCTGAATCTTCATCGATCGGTAGTGGTCACCACCTATTTGTTTTTTGTATGTGTTTTTCATATTTTGTATCCTTTATATATGTCCTTTGGTCTGACAACGTGTAAATGATTTTTAGTTCTAGTAGCACCGACGTAAAATAATCTATTCTCATCATCAGGATGTTGTTCGTAGTTTCTTTGTGTGCTTTTAGATAGATCAGTTAACAATACTACGTTATCTTGTTCACCACCTTTTACGCCGTGTATAGTTGAAAGAGTAATTCTTGGTGAAGAATTTAATTTTTCTCCATTCTCTCTCATACGTTTTATGTATCTCATCTTACGCTCTGGAGCATCATCAAAAGCCTCATACCAAACTTTTTGAGTATTTAAACCTTTGTCTTTACAGAGATTAACCATGTTATACATAGCGTCTTTATCTAAATATTGTAATTGTTCTTTATTAAAATTATTCGGTGACATGTAAGAGGATATTCTTTTTACTTTTTCATAACTGATATCCACACCTTTACGCACATTTTCCCAGTCCGCTATAGCTTCGTACAAGTCTTGTTCATTATTTGTTTTAAATTTGTTCTGATAATACAATCCTTGAGAGTACAACTTATCCTCTAAATCATTTAACATAAATCTAGTTCTAGCTAGTACTAGCCAATTACCTTCTTTCATGTTAATTTCTTTGAAGTCGTCATAATATGAAAGTAAACCTTTTTGCGTTTTGGGTCGCCATTCTTTTGGTAATCTGTTTTGTATTCTTGATACAATCTTGGATGCAATATCATGCACAACCTGCGGTACTCGGTATGACTGCGTCAGTTGCATTATTTTTCCAGTCTGTGCTATAAAACTATCTACATCTGCACCAGCCCATCTAAATATAGCTTGGTCATCATCACCTGCAATATAAGTATCGTTTGTCTTATCCCATATTGATTTAGCCATGCTCCATTGTGTTCGTGATAGATCTTGTGCTTCATCTATAAATACAACATCAAACTTAGGTGATTTGTCAGTTCTAATAAATTCTGTAATCATGTCTGTAAAATCAATTAGGTTATGTTGTTTTTTGTACCTCAATAACTCGTTTGAAATTATTTTTAATTCTGGTTCTGTTATGTCTTGAGTGTGTTCTTTTAAATTATATTGTTGTTCTGGTGTAATACCTCGTAGCTTAGCTAATTGTACTATACGTAGTAAATCACTATTGGTTGTAAACAAACCACTCTCATTGTTATCATAGTCATGATAATCTAATTTAATTCCTAATTTTTTTCCAAGATCCTCGTAATGTGATTTTTGCATTACGTTTTCTTTTTTTATACCTAACCTTCTAAAAGCTAAGGAATGTAATGTTCTAAAATATGGTAGATCACCTTCACTATAATTAAATCTAGACATGGCTCTATCTCTTGCTTCGTATGCAGCTTTTTGTGTAAAAGAAAAATATCCTATTTTGTCTGGATCTGTTTGTTTTAAATATTTATCTACCTCATTTAATAAAGTTGTGGTCTTACCTGTGCCAGGTGGACCAAGTACGATGGTTTTCAAAATGCATCCTCCTTTTTATATTGGATAGATTTTGTTTTAATCTGTTGTTTTCTAAATTGTTTAACTCTCATGACTGAAAGTTTCTTTTTACCTATTGTCATTCTAACTTGTTCACAGTTACAATGTAAAACGAGCCAAGTTAAAGTTTCTTCTTGTTTAGCTGGCCACTTACGCCTTTGTAAAAATTTATGAAAAAAATGATTATATAAAAAATGATGATGACCCTCACTGTTCCAAACGTTTCCAAATATCATATCGTCTTTTACAGAGCCCTCAGCGGTTCTATCAGTACACCATTCTTCTAAGTTGTCTGCCAATTGTTCAATTCTAGTAGATCCTGCAGGTGGTTCTATAATCTCCATATCGTCCATTAAAGGATCTATAAATTCAGCAAATTCTTTTTTTGTAAAATCTGGAATTCTTTTATTTATTTGTTTTGCTATAGCTCTCTTAAATAATCTTTGTTGTAATAAACAATCTACATTGTCTAATTTTATTCTGTCACCATCAATATTTACAAAGTAATAAGGCTCTTCTAAATTAATTTTTTGTAATCCACTAAGCTGTGGAAATATTTTTTGTTTACCGATGCCATACTTTCTAGTTGCACATAATTTTTTATCACAGTGATTACACATAGGATCTTCGTGACACTTATATCCATAATCTTTATCTTTATTTTCTTTTCTAAACGGTTGCATCTCGTCATGTCTGTAAGGAGTAGCATAATGTTTATAATTAAATTCATCTAGTTTATGGACCCAACTGTCTGGCCATTTCTTTTTAGCATAAACTTTAAATTGAAACATAACTTTGTTTCTACCATCTGTTAATTTTTCTCTTGTTAAAGATTCTAAACAAGGAGGCCCATCATCGTATTCAGACTTTGGTCTTTTTATTTGTAAATCTTGTAATTCTTTTGGCGTAAGAGCGCTAACTTTTGCACCCAATAAAAAAGCATCTATTGTAATTGCTCTACCTTGTAAATCATAGGCGTATCTTGTTGAATTCTTACAATTAAAATATGGTAAATTTAAAAAATTTCCTGTATCATCTTGCGATTTTAATTCAATTTGTTTCGGAAATACTTCCGCATTACCAAATCCCAATATCGCACTAATAGACATAAGTTTGTCTCTCATTAGTTTTGCTGGGACAAATTCTGTTGTAAACAAAAATATATGTGCACCACCACTTTTAGATCTACAAACAGATAGAGGTATGCCATATCCGCTTATTTTGTTTACAATATTTTTATGATCTAAGTTGTCGTATTTATCTACATCAATACAACCCCATCTACACTTATTGTCTTCGTTAATTGGTATGATACCAAGACTGGGCTCTATTCCGTTTAAATGATTTTGCCAAAGCTGTTCTACTACAGGTTCTCTTTTTACAAACGATTTACCTTTTACTTTAAGTCCATCGGCACCTTTTTTATCAACGTATGTACAACCATGCGCTCTCTGTAATCCTGTAAATAACTCTACAAACTCTTTCATAAATCCTTTGGTGGTAAGGGCGGATCCACTCTCGCTTAGCCGCCCCATACCCATTCATTCTGATCGAATGAATTATTTAATATGGTGCCTCGGATTTGGATTCTTGATCACCGTGTTTTACTTTCACATCGCCTTTAGAAACATTTGCTCCAAAGTCTTTTGCTATTTTGTAAATACCAGCGTCAGCGATAGGACCAACTCTAGACACATCCCAACCAAACCAAGTACCCTTGTCGTTAGACTGTTGTACCGTTTTTAGTTTATAAATATGGCTATATGTTGGCGGTGTAAACATACCATTTTTACCCTGCATTTTTAAACCCATCATCATTGAATTCCATTTTCTACTAATTTTTAATTGAGTAGCTTTCATAGAAATCAAAGCTGTTGTAGGAGTTTCACCGAGTATAACCACGAAGTGACTAGCTGTGTTCTCAAGGTAGTTACCGTTTGATAATCTATCTTTGTTAAACTTGTCTCTTGTAGTTGATGGTAAGTCATCCCCAGCTTCATATATTTTTACTGGAGCGCCTTGACTCTCACCTCTGTCTTGCCATTCTATGTGCTGTCTTTTGTAATGCACAGGAACGACATCTATCCCCTTCATGCCATCATAAATCTCGTTCGTCACGGTATTTATAATCATGCCAGGTTCTGCCCCCTCGACATATTTTGCATCCCTCTTGTTACACTCGGGTGATAGTTGGCCAAGAACTTTTAAGAACGGTAACGCAAGATCTTCTTGCGTCATGTTCAAACCTTGACCTGCATCAGCTTCGAAATTTACAGTTGCTAATGCTCCACTGTTTGCTTTTGTTACATTATTCATGTTTATTGTTTCCTTTTTATTGTTGTCTTATTTCCAACAAATATGTTGAAAAGTTCCGTTGGCATTTCTTTTCCGCCTTCCAATCGTTCACGGACTAACGCTTTCAGAGTCATGGGCTCAACCTTCAACTTTTGTGTCGGTTGATGCCCTTGACCCTTCGCAAGTTCAGCATATGCTGCTGCCTTGTCATCCTCAGAACGTCCAAAGGAGACG